GTAGAGCCTTCATCCCCAAGCTGGTTGTCCAGCTTTACAACTCGACACCCCTCATGGCGGCTCTGATTGCCAACAGTCAGCAAGCCTCTGGTGGTGTTTCTTCTGTAACCGTGCCTGTACAAGGTGCACAGTTTGTGAACGCTCAGTGGTCTGACTACTCTGGCTCTTTTGCCCAGCCGTCAGTCCAGCAAGGTGCTTACAACGCTGAATTTGACTTGAAGTTGATGATTTCTCCCGTGCCGTTCCTCGGTATGGAAGGTGTCGCACAGCAAGACGCAGCGATTATCCCGTTGATTGAAGCTCGTATGAACGATGCAACCAACGTGATGATGGACGCAATGGCTACTGCCTTGTACAACAACACAACCAACACCCAGCAGTTTATCGGTTTGCCAGCCGCTGTGTCTTCATCAGGCACATACGGCAACATCAACCGCTCTACCTACACTTGGTGGCAATCTAAGCAGTACGCTGCTGGTTCTGTTAACCCAACTCGTCAAAACATCCTGCAATACATTTCTGGTACTGTTAAAAACGGTGCTGAAATGCCTTCATTCGGTGTTTGCGGATTTGGTACTTGGACATTGTTGGCTCAAGACTTCGTAGGTCAAGAACAATATGTCATCACCCCCGGCTCAGGATTTGACTCTGACCCCAACGGCCCTCAAGCAGCATTCCGTGCATTGATGGTTGCTGGTGTGCCAATCTATCCAGACCCATATTGCCCAGAAGGTACTGTGTACTTCTTGAACACTAACTATCTCTCGCTCTACATCCACGAGCAAGGTTCGTTTGTGTTTACAGGATTCGAGTCCACACTCCCGAACTGGCAAATTGGTTACGTGGGTGCTGTTTTGATGATTGCCGAATTGGTGAACGTCAAACCAAAAGCCATGACCCAAGTGACGGGTTACAACTACTTATCGCTGTAAGGAGTAAAACATGTCATTAGGTTTAAACAAAATCATTCTGGCTAATGCCAGCACAAACACACCCGGTGCATACTGGCAAATTCAAACTGTTGCTGTCGCTGCAAGCGGTAACACAGTTGTCCCTGCTGGTACATACCTGTTGTTCCCAACAGCTAACGTAACTATTGAAGCAGTATCAGCTTACAACACCAACACGTCTTGCACCACACCATCTACATGGTCTGTCTGCTTGGCTAACAATGCTGGTGGCGTGTTGATTTCTGACGGCGTGAACGTGCGTGCTAATGCTATCGTTGCAACATCTGCAACCGTGACATTGGTGACCGTCAACGGCGGACAGAACGCTTCTGGCACTTACAACTCGTAATCGGAGACGGTAATGAATGCGAATCATGTAGGTGCGTTATACCCTGACCAATTTGGTAACTTTGTCGTTGCACAAGTAGGTAGCCCAATTTATTTGGGTGCTACTGGCAACGCAGTTGCTACTCTTGCTCAGACAAACAACACTAGCTTCATAGTTCGCCGTATTACCGTTGCCAACGCAAGTGGTAGCGTTGCCGCTGCAAACGTGACTATTCTGACAACCTCAGATGGAAACACGTCAAATGCAGTGACTAACGCCGCCGCCTTGTCTACCGTTACTGGTTCCACTAAATTCCAAGACCTGCCCCTGTCTACAGCCGCAGCGTCTACGGTTTATTCTGGTTCCTTATACGTGTATGTTGGAACCGCAGCCGCAGCTAACAACTCGGTTGATATCACGGTGTATGGTGACGTTGTAACGCTATGAGTGAAGTAGTCTACGTAACCAATCGTAGTGACAAGAAGTTAGTCACAGATTTTGCGTACCAAAAGTACGAGTTCCCTGTCGGTGAGACAAAGGAATTGTCTGTGATTGCTGCAAAGCACATATTTGGTTTCGGAGATGACAACAAGGAGCCGTATCTTTCTCGTTTGGGTTGGATACGGTTTCACAGTGATTTAGAACAAGGATTGGAGTTGCTTGAGAAGTTTGAAATTTCTCATGTTGCTCCTCAACAGAACCGCTCGTTACCCTCGGCGGTAGGCGTAGTACCCCTGCATGTTGAAAAGCGTGCTGGGGGAAAATCCTCCCATGCTAGGGCAGCCTGATATGGAAATTAAATGGCAACCCTCTCTTCCTACATTACGGAAGTCCAAAGACTATTGCATGATGCAAACTCAGTCTTNTGGTCTACCTCGGAGTTAACGGACTACATAAACCAAGCCCGTGAACGAGTAGTTAGAGATACTGGTTGCCTACGCACAATTCAATCCACCTACACTCCTGTTTCTGCTAACGGGACTGTAGCTATTGCTTGGAATGCTGGGACTGCCGTTACTGCTGGTCAGTACGTTTTCTCTGGCATCTTCACCTATCAGGTTATTGTTGGTGGCACATTACCTAGTGATGTTCCCCCCTACCCTACTGGCAATCAAGCCTACCCCCCGTCTACTCAGTTCACTGTAGGTTCTATCACCTTACAGTATGACTCTCCCTGCGAGGTTATTAACTTTGCTGCCTTGCCTAGCGGAATCCAGACGCTAGATGTGGTCAACCTAAACCTGTACTGGGGTAATAGCCGCATACCTCTGCGCTACTTGCCGTGGACGAATTTCAACGCACAGTTGCGTTATTGGCAAAACTATGTGGGAAGACCTGTGTGTTTTTCTGTGTATGGACAGTCACAGATATACATAGGCCCTATTCCTGACCAGTCGTATGCTATTGACATAGATACGGTCATCTTGCCAGTTGCACTAACTACATTGGACGCTGTTGACCCTATCAACGCACCATACACAACACCTGTTGCTTACTATGCGGCTTACAAAGCCAAGTTCAAAGAACAGAGTTATGGTGAGTCTGAAATATTTAAACAGCAGTACGACAAACAGATAGCTGCTGTTCTCAATTCTGTGTTCACACGCAGAATCCCTGACCCTTACTCTAGTCCGTACTAATCATGGCAGCAGCAGAGCAAAAAAAGTCGTATGCTGTCATTAAGAACTTTAAGGGCTTAAACACCAAGGCCAACAGGACAGCGATTGACGAGGATGAGTTCTCGTGGATAGAGAACGCCATGCCTATAGGGTTTGGCAACATCAAGATTGTTCCTGCCCCTCTACAGTTAAGACATCTGGCAACACAGCTGTTGCATGGGCAAATACAGTATCTTTTCTTACCTCTGCCAACATAAACACTTCTGATTACGTTCTTGCTTTTGAGAGCAACGGAGCGGCAGAGTCTTTCAACCTCACAACATCTACACTAGGTAACGTAGCCACGGCTGGCACATTCTCTAGTTCTGGTGTGTCTGTTGCCCAATACAAAAACCAAAGGGTCATGATTGGTGACCCTAGCAAGGGTTTGTTTACGTGGGATGGTGCTAACCTAATTTCTATAGGTGGGGTGGGTGTTATAGGCATCACAAACGCAGGTACAGGGTATACCAGTACTCCTGCGGTTGTCATCTCTGCCCCTAACCAATCAAATGGCGTGCAGGCTACAGCGCAAGCGTACACAACTGCCAACACAGTCACATCCATCATTCTGACCAACGCTGGCACAGGTTACACCTCTGCTCCTACTGTGACCATCACTGGTGGAAGTGGTAGTGGCGCTACTGCTGTAGCGTCTTTGGTTACGTTTGCTACAGGCACTGTTTATGTGCAAGTAACAAACGGGGGGTCAGGCTATACAAATGCTGCCAACACGGTGGTNACTATAGGTGACGGCTCTGGCTGGACAACTAGGGCTACAGGCACAGCCATCTTGTCTGGCGGTCAGGTCACGCAGGTGGTAATGACAAATGCTGGCGCAGGATATACAAGTTCTTCTAACGTGACTGTGACCATCACAGGCGGTGGAGGTTCTAACGCTACTGCCACAGGATACGTCCAGACAGACCAAATTGTTGACGTATCTACCTTCTCAGGTCGTGTCTGGGTGGCTGCTGGGCGCACTGTCACTTACTCTGCCGCAGGTTCATATTCTGACTTCACAAGCGTATCTGCGGGTAGTTTTACCCTTACAGACTCGACATTGCATGGCAACATACAGTCAACCCTGTCTGCTAACAACTTCCTGTACATATTTGGTGATGACAGTATTAACGTATTCTCTGATTTAAGGGTTTCTACTACTGGTCAGACCTTGTTCACAAACACGAACGTGAGTGCCTCTATAGGTAGCAAGCGTCCTTACGCCGTGTTCCCGTACTTTCGTTCTGTCTGTTTATGAATGATTACGGTATGTACGCCCTTGTGGGTTCTACCACCAGCAAGATTAGTGACCAGTTAGATGGCATCTTCCCGTATATAGATTTCACCAAGCCTGTGACGGCTGGGCAGGTGTTGCTCAACAACATCCTGTGTGCAGCCTTTAACTTCTACCTCAACAGTAGCATCACGATTACTACTGGCTCACGGTATGTGCAAGCGGTGTTTTTTGAGAAAAAGTGGTTTATTACAAGTCAAGGTTCGCTCACCTACATCACTTCTGCCCCTCTTGCTGGGTTGATAAACATGTATGCCACGTCTGGCACAGACCTTGTACGTTTGTACGGGGATACAAGCGCCAACATTAGTAGCAAAGTACAGACGGCTCTTTCCCCTATGAAAGACCCTATCCGCACTAAACAAGCCTTAAAATTTGGTATTGAAGCTACTTTGACACAGGCGGCAACATTCACTGTAACGGTTGACAGCGAGAGTGGTTCTAGTCCAACATATACCCTAACAAACACGTCTGTGACGTGGTACAACAACGTGGGTACGGCAATCAGTTGGAAGAACAACAGTAACACGATTATTGGGTGGTTATCCACAGGCGGGTACAACCTCTACAAGTCAGATGCTCAACAATATGGCAAGTATTTAGGGCTAACAATGACTTCTAGNGACCCGTCATTTGTAGTAAACACGTTTGAGTTTGAACATGAATTGAGAGTGAGGTTCTAACATGGCAGTTCCGTATACCTTTGGCAGTGCAACTACTTCCATTCCCCTGTCGCAACTAGACAGCAACTTTGCCACGACTATTACGCTTGGTAACACAGCTATCCAGCTTGGAAACACTGTTACTACGCTAAACAACATGACGTTTGCTAACGTCACTATTAGTAGCGTTGCAAGCACATTCCCTAATTCTTATCTAGGTAACAGCACAGCTACTCTAGGCAACACGACTATCACGCTAGGCAGTACAACAACATCTGTTGGAAACTTAACCGTTACTAATACGACTGTGACCAACTACACCGAAAGCGTGGTGGTTATTGGTAACAGCTCTACTGCTCAGACCTTATCTTTGACTACCGGAACTGTACAGACTTGTACCTTAACTGGTAACTGTACTTTCACTATGCC